TTTTTATTTTTTTTTTTTTTTTTTTTGTTGTTTATATCCTATAAATATAGTCTTGTTAAAAAATTTTTCTCTTTACTTTTATTTTGTCGAGATTATTATCTACTTATATTCCTTTTTAACGCCTCCAGCAGTAGAATAAGTCTTAACTATATTATTTGGTTTATTTTTAAAATGCTTACTCATTACTTCTACATTTCTAATATCATCATCTGAAAATCCAATACTAGGTTGCTCTGGAACAAAGTTATTAGATACATCATTTTTAATAAAGGCATTCTTATTTAACTTTTTCGCCATTTTCTTAATATAAGAAACAAACTCTTCCATAGCACGAACTTTTGCTTCTTCAGGGTTGGCAGCACCTTCTTCATCGTCAAAAGACACTGGATGATATTTGTTAAGGTCCAAATACGATTTGATTAATTCATCGTCCGTCATATCTTCCTCGTCAAAAAACGACCTGTATTTTTTAAGGTTCTTAACGAGTTGGTCTTTATCTATTCCATGAAACCCGTCAATAATATAATTGTAAACGGCTTGTTTTAAAGTGTTGGGGTTGTGGCCTCTCGCAGTAATAATTGAAAATATTGACCCGTTATTAATTGCTTCTCTAAAATCATTAAATGCCGGTCCAAGTTTTGCTCTCATAGCATCAACCAAAAAATCTTTGTCACCTGCGGTTCTAAAGTTTCTATATGGTTCTTCAGAAAATCCAACAATGGTATCACCATTATAGTCAAAATCTTCTTTTCCAATTTTACTTCTGTATTCTGCAAAATCATCTGTACTCATACCAACTTCATCACCATCTTCAGTTTTTAACATTATCTTTGTTGGCATATGAACAATGTTGTCATCCCAATCAAACGCATAATATTTCATATCTGGTGTTCCCTCACCCTTAAATCCCTCTCTAAGTTGTCTTTTCATACTTGGCAAATAAAGGGGGTACTAATTGTACCCCCGTTATGTTTATTAAATATTTTCAAACGAAGCTCCTGTTGGAGTAATAAAGAATTCGATATCGATGAATTCTAATGCCTTCGTAGGTTTTAAGTAAATTTTACCTGTTAATGTGTTTCTATCTAAGTCTTCAGGTGAAGATGAAACAGTTACACGGAAATCGTATAAACCTCTGTCTCTTCTGATTGAATCCAAGATAGGGTTAACACTATCCAAGAATTGTTGTCTAACGATTTGGTCGTTTTGTTCAAACAATAATCTTACAGCTACTGCGGAAATTAACTTACGAGCTTGAAGTAATAATCTTCTTACATTCAATCTGTTAAGTGCTGTGTCAGCAATTTGTAATGTTTTATTACCCCAAATTACAGTTCCAACATCAGAGAAAGTTGCGATAGGGTTGATTCTACCTTGATACAATGTATCTCTGTCAGTTTGTGTAAGTTTTTGCCTAGCTTTGATTGAGTTTACAAGACCTCTTGTGTAACCCGCAGATGCGAACCAAGGGAATGAAATGTTATCAGTCAGTGCTAAGTTTCTACAAACCTCACCTGTTGGTGGTAAGTAAATTTGTGTATTGTTTACAGTATCTCTTGTTAAAATCCAAGGGTAGTAAGTTGCAGTATAGTTAGAGTCAATTCCTGTATTATCCAAGTTGTCAACCGCTTCTTGTGAATAGATGATATCCAAAGAACTTGTTGAATCTGGTGTATACATTTGGTAGTCAGGAGTTGTACAGATATAAACTGAATCTGCTCTTGAGTATTGAATCATGTCAATTGCTTCTTCTACAAGATTTGAGTTGTTAATATAGTCAATACTTGCACTTGCAAACACGTTAATGTTAGTTGCTTCAGGATTAGCGAATGTCAAAATACCAAGTAAGTAAGCGTAGTAGTCAGTATTTGCAAAGTCCTGAGTATTGTTTTGAACAATAATTCTCTTGAACAATCCGTCACCTGTTGCAGTTGGGTATCTTGAAGATGGTGCAGTACCCGCCAAATAACCTGACTGTCCTAATTGGAATCTGTCTTGGTTAGTTCTCCATTCTCTGTAAATATCCCATCCGTCAAATCCACCTGCGAAACACACAGTGTATTTTCTTGAGTAGATAAAGTAGTATGGGTTATCTTGTGTTGCTGGGTCTGCTCTAAATTCTGCAACACCACATTCAAACGCTGTTTGACCACTTGTTTCTGAAGTGTTCGCAATTGTAACTACAGTTGCTCCTGAATCCATGTGGAAACCTTTACTTAAGTAATTCCATTTGATTGAGTCAGTCGCTAATGCCCAATTTGATTGTGGGTTTTGTTTTCCTTTATAAGTTAAGAATGATTCATCAATTCCATATTGTGTTGAGAAACCTAAATAAGTTCTTCTTACAATATCACCAGGAGATTCCACTGTATTTGAACCACCAATAGGTGTTCCAAAAGGTGGGTTAGCAATAACTTCACCTGGATAATCGTATTTTGTTTTAAATTTAGGATATGGTGATGGGTAAATTGCAGCATCTTCATATTCTCTTTGTGTGTAACCGTAGAAACCACAAGGTAAAGAATCGATTGGATACTCATTTGCCATTTCAACCATGATGTATTTTGAAATCAACGCGAACTCACCATTAGACGAACCAATTTTTTTCGCAATAAAGTTATTAGTTGCTGGGTCCATGTTACAATTGGTAAACTTTTCAATTACAACAGGGTTTGCATCTGTATCAAAGAAATTTCTAACAAAAACATCAAACGACATATTGTTATATGATAAGTTTGCAATTGACACTTTAACTTCAGTGTTTGCTGAATCTCCATCAGAAATTGATATAAACTTAAATAAGTTATATACCTTATTACCTCTTAATTCAGAAACCAAATAAGGTGTTTCAGGTGATTGGTATTTTTCTAAATTCCATGCAATTGATTGACTTGATTGACTTCTTGCGTCTGGTAATGCAATTAAGTCACAATTCAATCCACGAATGTATCCTTGACTATAAGCATAATTTAAACTTCCTTGATAAATTTCCTCAACATAAATTGGAACTTCAAATCTTGATTTACCAAAATTATCAACTCCCAACACTTTTGTAATGTATTTTGCAGAAGATGCCAATAATGAAGTTTCTAATGAGAATGTATTATTATCTTTAGTTACACCTGATAACAAGAATGTTCCATATGGTGTGTCAGTTATACCTGAATATTGTCCAGTACAAATTAATTGTAAATTATTAGGAACCCAAGCGTTGTCGTTTTCGTAATCAATACCTACTTCGTAAACAGGTCCGTGGTCAATACTATCCGCAGAATTAACATATTGAGTAATACCTCTTGAACGAAGAGTACCAACAACCATGTTATTGAATTCTGTGTATGCAGTACCTGTAAATGTATATGTTTCACCTGTAACTGTACCAGTAAAACTACCACTGCCACCTGAACTTAAACTATTAACAACATAGTAGAACGAATAACCTGTATAGTTATTTCCTGAAGAAATATCAAAGTTAGCATAAAGCCACGGGTCATTTTCAGATGACGATAAATCATTAAGTTCAAAATCGTTAATACAATTATAAGGATTTTGAACTGTTGGGTATGAGTTAATTAATGGTGTATAATCATCATCAGGAATTGCACCATATACTACGGATGTTGTTGCCGAAAGAGATGGTGTGTCAATTATGTTACCTAAATATGTGTTAAAATCCTCTTGTATTGTAGATGTTGAACCGTCTTGTAATCTGTATTGAACATTCAAATTCGCCTGAACTTGAGCAGGTAACGCCCCACTTATAAAGGTAATTGTATTTCCTGATGATGTACCAGTAAATGTTGCGGTAAATGTTGTTGCGTTTGATGGTGAACCAATCGTTGTTGGGTCAACATTAGCAATTAATGAAAGACTCCAAGATGGACCCGCATCATAACCCGACAAACCCAATACTCTTGTAACAAACAATTGGTTTGATTGTTGCAAGTATGATTTAGCAATATATGCAGCCTCATATTTTGGGATTTGAGTGTTATAAAATTTAACGGGTTCGGTTCCACCAAAGTAGGCTTGGAACTCATCGTAATTTGTTATGAATACTGGTTCAAATGCTGGGCCTTTTATAGTTTCCCCAACAAGACCTAAAGTCGTTACCCCCACACTTTGGGCTACGAATGATAGGTCGGTTTCAGATGTGTAAACGCCTGGTGATACGAATACTTTTTGATTTGCTTGTGTTGCCATTATTAAATTATTCTGTTACAGATTTATTTTATAGATAAATATTCGACTTTTAATGAAAAAACTTTACTTTTGGATAAGTATTTATAAACGGTATGAATAAATTCTGCCTTTTTTCTACCCATGAAAATCAAGAAAGAAATAAAGAACATCAAAATATCCCCTGAATCACATGATATCCTAAAAAAGTACTGTGATAAGCGTGGAATCAAGATTTATAAATTTTTGGAGAATTTAATCTTTGAAAAGTGTAAAGAGAAGAAAGATATCTACGGAGAAGATTAAACTAATTTGTTTTCGTACAATATATTGGATTCTTGGGTGTCGTCATTTTTTGTAACTTCAATCCTTAAAATATCGTTTGTTGTGATTTCAATTATTTGTAAATCACTACCATAATAATCGTCATTAATATATACATCAAAAGTATCAACATTGTTTGTGGATACCAAATTCATATTAGCGGTAAAATCAATTCTATCTGTTAAAACGGTATTACCTGAAACAAATAAAAATGGCATTTGAAACTCATCAGGGTTTTTTGGAAATTTATCTATTCTTCGTTTTCTTGATGAAGTATCCATTTCAATTAATTGTGTAACTCTTTGAATTGCAGGTTTTACTTCAAATTCTTCTTCATCAATCAAATACCCCAACATAGTAAAATCATAACTTTGAACATAATACTTTCTTGACTCCATATTAAGTTGTGATTCATCAGATACATTATTCATTACAATTGGAACATACTGACCCTTAATAAAAGTATATGCTTGTCTTGATGAAAAAGTTTGCATTACAATTTTATTAAGTTGATTCAACTCTCTCATTCTATTACAAATGATTTTAACTTGATAATTAATATCTACAGGAACGGGTTGTGGAATTGTATAAATGTCCATACCTTGTTCGTTTCCGTTCCATGTTGGAACCGAAGCGTAATAAAATTGTTTTCTATTTGGAATTGTATATTGAAGTGATGGGTTTGTACCATACTTAACTTCAGGTGTTCTAACTACCGTAATAAATGGCGGGGCGGGATTGTAATCCATATCCACAAATTGCCATGTTTCTAAATATTGTGTCCAGTTTTGAGTTGTAATAATAACATCTAATAAAGGAACAATTTTACCTGCAGTGACAACTTCAAGTTCGGTCTTAACAAAATCAAGCATTCCCCTATCCAAGTCGGCATGTAATACTGACTTAGGTAAATAAGTTCCATCATCTTTAATATATTCTAAAAGTTGTTCTCTTCTTTCAGATAAAACTTTTTTTGGTACCAAAGGTAATGTTGGTTTGACTATGGTTCTTGGTAACGGCATTTATTCTTTTACTACAAATAGTTTATTTTGTGAATTAATCATATCAACTTCTTCGGCTCTATAAACGGGTTCTTCACTTTGTTTATAAACAAATGAATCGTGTCTATAAGGATTGTATGTCACAATCATGTCAGACGGTGGATTTGGAATGTCATCACAAGGATATTCACAATAATCCAATAATCTTCCAATCACAAATGCGTGAACGTTTTTTGATTTTTCAGAACGAACTCGTTCTTTACCACCTTTTCTAACTCTGAATTCAACATCACCTAACTTAACATAGTCAGCGTGCATAATAACTTTACTGTCGTATGTCACAGAAAATGTCTGTTTGTGTAAGTTGTAATAGACCATTACCTTCTTACCCAAGAATAAATTATCAAATTGTGATTCTGTAATAACGACTCTCATTATAATCCTCTAAATTCGTTTTCACTTACCCATGTGGCGGTAATTGTTCTATAAAATGGTTTGTACCCACCATATGTGTGTTTATTGTCGGACCTAACGTATCCGTCATCACTAACAGAATAATATCTAACTCGGTCCTCGGTTTCATAATATCCAATATAATCACCCATGAATATTTCAACATTCAAATCTTCAAGTTGTTTTTGATAAATTGAGAATTTCATATTTCCTGGCTCTTGGATTTCAACTTTGGAATTACCATAGAATTTATTGGTTGGTGCCATAACTTGAACCAATCCTTTTAATTCAACAGGTGCCATGAATTGAATACCGTCTTCCATGACTTCACCATAAACGTCATCCTTCTTTGTCTTATAACGGTCAATACGATATAACACAATGGTAAAGTTCATATCACCCTCCAACCATTCTTGACCCATACCAATATCAAGGTCAAAATCTTCACCACCAAAGAATTTACCTAATCTCGTTATCGGAACTAATTTTTCCATATATTGATAAATACCTAAACTTTTACTATATTTAAGTAAATTTAGTAATATTAAATGAGTGATGTTAGTTTAGAATCAAAGGCAATGTCCATTCTTGAGTCGTATGAGGGCGGCAATAACTATATCTTGGAATTAAAACGCAAATCACAAGTCAATAGAAAGTTTTATCCAACAAGGAGTCAATCGGAATACATTATCAATTTTCACAACAAACAACCAAAGGTTGCAAAGAAATGGGTAATCCTTGACACATACTTCGCTCAGAAATTGGCTGACGACAAATTGTATACTGAAATCCCACAAAAAGTATGGGTTGAAAAATTATTGGCGGATAAAGAAAAGGCTTACCACATTTGGGGTAAAGTATTGGATAAAGAAGAATTCCATGATTTTTGGTTACCAAAGGCTGCAATCATTAAAGACAATTCAGTTAAAGATGTTGTAATTGATTATTCAAAGTATTCTCATCGCCCACCACTTGAACACCAAAAAGAAGCGGTTCAAAAATTAGTGGAGAATAAAAAGTTTATCCTTGCCGATGATATGGGTCTTGGTAAAACAACTTCAACAATTATTGCAGCGTTAGAGTCAGGTTCAAAGAAAGTATTAATTATTTGTCCTGCGACATTAAAGATTAACTGGAAACGTGAAATTGAAAATTATTCAGATAAATCAATCTACATTGCGGAAAGTAAAAACTTCAGTACCGAAGCCGATTATGTAATTATAAATTACGATATAATTAAAAATTTCCATGACCCTAAAAAGAAAGACGATTCTCAAGTTCTTGCCGCCAAATTTGATTTGGTTATTATCGACGAAGCTCACTATATCAAAAATGCTACGGCTCAAAGAACAAAACTAATTAACGATATTATTAAAAATACCGAACGAATTTGGTTGTTAACAGGTACACCAATGACATCAAGGCCAATCGATTATTTCAACTTATTAAGTATAATCGATTCACCCGTGGCAAAGAATTGGATGGCATATGCAATCCGTTATTGTTCAGGGTACCAATTTAATGTTGGTGGAAGAAAAGTTTGGAACGTAACGGGGGCGTCTAACCTTGAAGAATTAAGAGACCGAACATTAGGTCTAACATTACGACGATTAAAAGAAAACGTACTTGATTTACCCGACAAGATTATCACTCCTGTGTATTTGAGATTGAAATCAAAGTCATATGAAAATGTGATGGGTGAGTATTATGATTGGTACGACAAGAACCCTGACGAATCTAAATCACTCACAGTACAATTTTCAAAATTAACAAAAGTTAGACAAATCATTGCAGATGAAAAAATTGCACAGACTATCGAACTTGCCGAAAACATTATTGAACAAGATAAAAAAGTTATTATTTTTTGTAATTTCACAGATTCCTTAAATAAAATCACAGAACACTTTGGTAAAGCGGCAGTTAAACTTGATGGCTCCATGTCAAAACCCAACAGACAAAACTCAGTTGACCAATTCCAAGATAATCCCAAAGTTAAAGTATTTGTGGGTAACATTAAAGCCGCAGGTGTTGGTATTACATTGACTGCGGCTGAAGCGGTTATTATGAATGACTTATCATTCCTTCCATCAGACCACGCCCAAGCCGAAGACCGAGCTTATCGTTACGGTCAAAAAAATAATGTTTTGGTTTATTATCCAATATTCGAAAATACAATCGAAGGTGTCATCTACGATATCCTAAACAACAAAAAACAAGTCATTGCCACCGTAATGGGCGACAACCAACATCCGGCCGATGCTGCAGAAGAAATCTTACAAAGAATTAACGAACTGCGATATTAACGAACTACGGATTATTTATATATAACGGATAATCCAAAATTATGAAAAGAACAAAAGAGAAAATCCAACAACTAGAGTTACAGATACTTGAAAATCACGTAACCATAGAAAAAGAGTTGTTGATTACAGAAATGAAAAAAATTGGAATAGAGAAACTACCATATTCCTACTCAGCCCTCAAACAGTTTATTGACCCCGAAACCATGAGTTTCCATTACAATAAACATTACAAAGGGTATGTTGATAAACTAAACGACGCATTATCAAAGAAAAAATACGGAGATTTAGAATTAGAAAAAATAATCAAGACAATCAGTCGTTTTGATAAAACAATTCGAAACAACGCAGGTGGAGCATTTAACCACGCTTTGTTTTGGAATATGTTAAGTCCCGAACCAAAAAAACTAACAGGTGAACTTTATAAAAAAATTACCAAAGAGTGGGGAACATTCACAAACTTTAAAAAAGAGTTTGATAAAATTGGTAAAGAAAGATTTGGTTCAGGTTGGGTATGGTTAGTTCTAACCTCCAATAACAGATTAAAAATTATGTCGACTCCAAACCAAGACAATCCATTAATGAATGTTATTGAAGGTGGTGGTTTTCCATTGTTGGGATTGGATTTATGGGAACATGCTTATTATTTGAAATATAGAAACAAAAGAGATGAATACATTACAAACTTTTGGAAAGTGGTTAATTGGGATTTTGTAACCAAAATGTATGAAATGAAAGTTGAAACTAAATTAACAGAATCTACCAAAATGAAACAAGTTTTAAGTGAAGGTAAATCTGAAATGTGTTCAAAATCTGATAATGAATTTTATAGAATGTTATTTAATGTAAACCAAGACATTAAATGGACTTATATGAATGGTATTAATAGAATTCTTAAAGAAGTTTTTAATGAAAATTATATTGAGACACCAAATAACAATCAATTACCTGGCGTTTATGATATTGAAGGACCTGGTAGGTCAGTAATAAATAAATTAAATACAAATTATACTGCGTTTTGTATCTTGTTAAGAGATTTAAATTACGTTATTACAAAAATACCAAATAAAAAACCAATATCATTTATAGATAAAACTCCAGCACAACAAAAGAAAGAAGTTGAAAGATTCGTAAGTGCTTTGGACCATTTTAAATATAGAATCTTTGATAGAGAAAGTTCAACATTTATTAATTTATTAATAACTTTAACCGAAAAAAACAAAGCTGGCGACAAACGAGAACAAATCACGGCATCAATTCTTAAAAGATTTTTTGGTAAAAGTGCAAAAGTTGAAATGATTGGTGAGTTAGGAAACAAAAAAGATGCAATCCAAGGAGTAGATTTGGAAATATTTAAAGATGATACTTTATATACCGCTCAAGTTAAACCATACAGAGAAATGAAACAAACCGAAGACGGAATGGAATTGGAGGGTACTGCAAGTGTTAAATTGTATAAAACAGATTGGATGGTATTTCAAAGAGGGAAAAATGTTTTAGTGTTTGATAAAAAACCAAAAATTATTAAAGGTAACTTTGTTTTTCCTCCTGATTCACTTTTATATAGTATATAATAAACTAAACGATATTTATTAGATATGGCAGTTATACCAGAACCAGAAAGGTCGAAAATTTATACGAGAATTAAACATCTATTGGGTGCACCATTAAGAAGTGTTGAAGTCACTGATGAAATGATGGACTCGTTGATGGAATTATCTATTCAAGATTATGAACAGTATATCTTGAATTGGTTAATTGATAGTCAGTGGGTTAACTTGGTTAATCTTAACATGACTGAAAAATCTGTTGCTCAAGCATTAATCACAAGAACAATGGATTTTGAACAACAATTCTCATATTCATATTCAAAAATTGTGGGTCTTCAGGCTCAAGGTCCTTGGGTATTAAAAAAGGATTATGTTATTCTTGAACAAAACAAACAAAATTACGAAATTCCTGCAGGTCGTGAAATCAATGAGGTTTTATGGTTTAGCAACCAACCTATCACCGCATTTGGTATGGGTGGTATTGGCGGATTTGGTGGTGCTGGTCTTGGTGCAAACGAAGCAGGTTTTGCTCAAATGGGATATCAAGGTTCTTATTATATGATGTCAGGGTTTGACTATCTAATTAGAATGCAAGAATCTAACATCTTAAATAGAATTCTTGGTGGTTCTTTAACTTATAGAATTACGGCATTACCTGACGGTAAAAAAGATTTACAATTATACAACGCTCCTGGTAATCAGTTTAACTGGGGTAATTATAGTCAATATGTTGGTAAAGCTGTATGGTATTGGTACTATGATGTAACACCTGATAGTAGAGCCGATTGTTTAAAAAATAATCCTGACGTAATTAAAATGCCAAATGAAGTTCCTTTAGAGGAAATGAATTGGGTTGATTTAAATGTTCCCGCTCAACAATGGGTAAGAAGATGGTTCACCGCATATGTTAAAGAAACATTAGGTAGAGTTAGAGGAAAATATAGTGGAAACTTAAAGGCTCCTGACTCAGAATTACAAATGGACTACACAAGTTTATTAACTGAAGGGAAAGACGAAAAGACAAAGTTGATTGAAGAATTAACAGGTCCCGAAGGTTGGTTAACAAGATTACGTCCTGAGAAAGTAATGGAAAAAGAAGCATTACTCGCTGAAAATCTAAATAAACAAATGAAATTCAGAGCAATGCCTCGTCAAATATATGTAATTTAAATTATGGCAATTATAAAAACAATACCATCAACAAGATTGATTAATGGTGAAATTCTTGAAACATCAGAGATTTCAGTAGTATCTGAAACAGAATACAGAACAAACGGTGAAGAATGTGTTATCGTTAGAAACGTACAAGAATCAACAGTTATTTTAGATTCAAAAACAACAGACCACGTAGTAATAAAATCAATGACTCGTTTAACAATTAAACCTGATGTTGGTAAAATTGATGAGGATTATGATGAAATTATTGCTGACCGATACTCTTGTATTGAATTTAGATTTTGTGTTGGAAACTGGTATATCCTATCATCAGACGGTCTCAAGAATTCCTAATTTTTCTTTCCAATCTTCTTCCGCAAAATCGTACATGTAGTCAGGACTTAACCCTCGTCTTTCCCAGTAATTTAACTCTTGTTCGGTTATATCAAGTACATCTTCTTGCAATCTATCTTGGTCACCATTACCTAGTGGATGTCCATTAATCAATTCACATTGAGCCTTTGTGAAAATACCTCTATTTTCAGGGTCATTAACAATTAAGTTATTTCTAACCTCATCTTGAAATACAACCATTAATGGTTCCATTCTTTTGTTAAATGTTGTAATTGCTCTCGGCACATTATATTCACCTGTTAGATTAGGGTCATTTTCCAAAATATCTTTGTGTAACATATAACAATTGATTTGAACACCATCACCTTTTTTCTGAACGTCACCATGAGATGACTTTAATCCATTATTCACATACATAATAACATCCCCAAGATTTACCGCAAGATTTTCTTGTATTGCAAGTTCCATGTGAGCCATACGACTCATACTATTTCCTGACTTTGTTTTAGTTGTTAATCTTTTCTTATAATCATCTACAGATAATTTAACTTTAGCTCGTTGTGCAATCTTACTTAAAGGGATTTGTTTGTCAAAAATCTTTTGTAAGTATTCATAATAATATTCAACAAACGCCTGACCATTACCTTCCAATAACATTTTAACACCTTTATCTAAAAACTCCTCAATGTAGATTGGAAGTTTCTTTGACTTGATACTGTTACCTGTCAATTTAATTTTACCCTTGGCATCCATAACCGCATAGTTCTTACGAGCCAAGTTAATACACGAAGGCCAAACCCCATCCGTGTCAAGTGCCATCTCACCCCTCATGAAGATATCGTTATACTCGGCAACATCAGCCTCAGGTCCATAATATTCTTTACCCAACTTAGATTTCCAATTCAATCCACGACCAACATAAACTCGGTCTTTTGCATCGTCAGGAGTCGAGAAGTTCACACCGTCCGTATCCATTACCAACGGAACATATCCTTTTGTCATAAAGAACTTAATCATTTGACGAAGGTATTGTCTACCCGTACAAGTAATCTGTTCTCCCATGTACATGTCACCCCAAGCAAATACTTGTGGTGCCGACAACGCGCCGAACATCGAGTTAATGAAAATCTTAATTGGTAATTGTTTATTACCATATGACTCTGACTTCTTAGGGTCTGTTTTTTCAAACTCTTCTGCCAATTGTTTGTACATAATACGAGTGTCACGGAAGTATTTTAACATTCCTTTCATCGCACCTGTTACATCACACTTAGGGAATACATCGTGTACCAACTGAATAGATGGATATAGTGACGAGAAATCGAGTTTAAGTACATTCTTACTATAACCAACCTTAAGTAGTCGTGAGAGACCTCCTACGAAGTCTGTCTTACCCTGTTTGGCGGGGATTGCAAGTCCGTGTTTGTAAGACCATGCCAACATCAACATTTTCCATAAAGTTGCGGTACCCATTGTAGATACTCTCTCGTATGTTGTTGGAATCATCGCAGCCAACAAGAATGAACCTTGGTTGAACTCTTGGTCAACTTTTAAGGTTTCATCTAAGTCATCGTCAAGATACATCTCAACAATTTTATCACCTGTAATCTTTTTGTAGACGTTAGGAAACTTTGTGTCTAAGTTATCGTACGCAGGATTGTTTGCTTTCTTGTAATTACCATTCTGTGTGTTTAACCAATACTCTTCTTTGTTAAGGAATAACTTACCGATATTGTCGTGTTCAATATACACACGACTTGGTGATTCTGCGTTGATATATTTTGTAATATATTTCAAACCTGCCGCCTTGATACTTGAGTTAATTGCCTGAGCTCTACGAACTGCGTGAATAATGTCGATAACATTATAACCCCAAATTGAGGTTTGAGTAAATGTCTCCACCTCGTTAGCAAGTTTCAACATCCCGTCTTTTCTTGTGAACGAATGTTGGGGGTGTAATGACTTACAAATCTTTTTTGGGTCAAGTCCCAAAATTCTACAACGTTCAAAAATCCAATGCCAGTCAAAGTTTGCAGAATTATAACCACCGATGATACTTGGTTTTAATTCATTGATTACGTTGAAGAATTCGATGATTGCATTTCGTTCTTCAGATTCATCAATACATTCAATAACTCTGTGGTATCCTTTATTTGTTTTAATTCCAATCATGAATATACGACCGTCTTGTGGTTCAAGAGAGGTCGTCTCTAAGTCATATACGAGTCGGGTCACCTCATTGTAATTCTCAAATCCCTTAAATAGTCGTTTTTCTTTTGATATAAGATATTGTTCTACGGGCGGAAGGACAATAAGTTTATCCTTTGTTTTTTCACCCCATGGGTCACATCCACCTTCTCTAAAAAATTGGATGAGTTCACGATATCCTTTAAGAGATTTAACCATAAAGGTCATACCATTTTCTAATCGTTCATCACCATGGGTTTCTAATTTATCAATCGTAATACCATGTTTGGTCATGGCATCTTTTTGAGCGGATTTGGAACCACCATAAAAGTTGATATTACGTAAATCACCTACCCAAGCGAATGGGGTAAATGTATCCTTACGGATTTCTTTTCCTTTACCAGGAATTTCTTTAATTTTATAAATGGAGTTGGATGCGTAGTCAAATTCGATTGCTACAATAAATTCTTCAGGGTCGTTGCCGTGTAAGAAAGATTCAATTTCTTCGTTAGATATCATAATATTATTTCGTTGGTTTATTAGCTTTCACACCATCGTGAAATTTACCTTCGTAAATAAATATAAATGAAAAATCTATTTAATCAAATTAACAACAAGCAGTTTCCGAAATAAAACTTGGTTGAACGTTAATATACAATTCCTCTCTGATTGGAAGAATTAGATTACCCTCATCGTTCTTAATCAAGAACTGACCAACATATCTACCAGGTGTGTTGGTGTCTCTACCCGTAAACTTGTAATAGATATAATATTCAGGTGTTGCACCTAATGGTAAGATAAGCGAAACGATTTCACAAGGGGCAGACACAATTTTAGGAATTTCAGTTTCAACATCAATCATTGTAAAGAAAATAGTAGAAACCTCCAAGTCCTGCATCAGTTCTAAGTAACCCGCTCTACCATCTTTTACTACTTGCATTTTTAATACAGGTAGATTTGCATTTTGTTTAATAAAGAATTCCATAACAATAAATATATTGTTATGACTCTTTTCTTAAACTTCTTTCGTAATGTTCAAATCTATCGTGTTCTGTTGGTGTCATGAGTAATAAACCAGGATATAACTCACCTTTCTTGACTAACTGATACATATGACTCATCCATGTTTGTTCGAATGGATGTCCCCATGTTGTATCTAAGAACATTTTTTGATTTCCTGTTCTTGTAACGATTTGAGGCCAATTACAATAATATACATCACCCGTAACATAAGGAACTCCTTGAAATGAATTAACTGAATTATAAACCGCTCTTGGGGCATTTGGGTCTAAACCTTGAACAGGTAATCTATCTTTACCTGGCCAATACTTTTGTCTCACATCTTGAGGCACGTTGTACCAAGCCCATTGAGTACCATTGTCACCAAAGAATTCACTATAATTAAGTTTTAAAAAATCAAAGTTTTCTTTCTTAACAATTTGTAATGTTTTTGAATATAAATTTGAAACATATCTATTAAATCCATTTCTACACACATCACCTTCTTTTGGATAAAAGAACATGTCATCTTCAAAAAACAAATAGAAATCTAAATCTGTTTCATTTTGGAAATGTTCTGCAATCCACTGACGACCACCACAAATACCTAAATTATCTTTTTTAATGTGTTCAAAACCATTCTCTTCACACAATTTAGCATAATCATCAAATGTTGATTCATCACTTGAGTTATCTAACAAAAACTTTTTAGTTTTTAATAAATAATCTTTATCGTACGCATTCATAGATTCAATTAAAGTTGAGAATTGTTTTGGACTGTTAAATGTGATAACATATAAACCAACTTTATTAACATCTAATGTGTTCGTTTCTTTATTAATGTTTTCAGATTTAGGTTTTAATTCACCGTTCTTTAAATCTTCAAAAAACTTACCAACTAAACCATTAGATTCAATTTCAAAATAATTAATCATGTCAGAATGTTTATAACACATAATACTGAAGATTGATTCTTCGGTACCCATATATCCCTCATCTAATGTTGATTTAAGTAATCCATAATAGATTCCATTAATATCACTAATAGTGTGTTTTGGACCACCAAAGAATCCACCTCGTGCAACTTTATTAACTTTTGAACCAGCAATAGAATTTAACGCATTATATTCAAACCCATGAATTTCATTTTCCGCATCGTATGGGAAACAAATAAATGAAAATTTTGAAATATATTTTGATAGATTATTAAGAACTTTATCGTGAGTAAAATAACCTTGGTGAACGGTATTTGTTAATCCACCATCAATCCAAAACATATATTCAGAATTGAATCTGTCCATAATTTTAGCATCGTGTAATAAAAACACTTTGGACATTACTAACGGATTATAATTCTCTAATCTACCTTGAGTTGATTCTTTTAACCATCCCGATAAGTTTTTCCATTGTTCATTTGTCCTAATTTTCTGAACTTTATCAAAAAATTCAGACTCTCTAAACCAAGACATTGGTCTAAGAATAAATTGAGTGTTATCCCGACTTCTTCGTTCAAAGACAAATTTTTGAAGTTCTTCATCTCCAAAAATAATCATGTTTTCATCGCACTTTAAAAGTTGCTCAAACTTATCTAAATAATGTTGGTAAGGTCTTGACCATCCTTCAGATAGTTCACCTCTACCAATATCCCATATTCCTGTTACTAAAGTTATATTACTCATATATTCTATTAAATTCTTCTAAAATTCTAAAAAAACTTTTATTTTCCTCAAACATTTCATCGGTAACACCTGCAGGTGCGTTATCCCTACACCACCAAATGTCAAAATGTTTTCTTTCAATTAATTCTTTATGGTTATAATACATCAACGTCATCACATTTTCTTCATGAGGTATACCTTTATCTTCAGTAATAACATTTTCTGTATAATTTTCAAATAGTGTTACAATTTCGTCCCACTTATCTTTATGACCACCAAACAATCCACCAATAATATGAATACCTCTTTCCCAATTTGTATACCACTTAGGATTTAAAGTTCCCGCCCAATAATTTCGGTCATTTTCTTTTCCAATCATTAAAAATTTATCACCAGTATCCTCAACTAAATTTTTTAAGAAATCGTTGTTAAACAAGGTTGATTCATAATATCTTTGTTCAGGATGAGTACCAACCAAATATTTTACAGGAATTAAACCACAATGTGATAATCCTGCATCAATCCAATAATAATAATCATAAGATTTATCTTCATTCCACCACCAATGAAATTTACTATATTGAACTTCAATACAACGGTCAGACTTTTTAGTTGCCTCAACATCTTTGTATTGATTAATTAAATCTTTGAATTTTGTATTTGCAATATCAAAGACTTCAAATTTTAATTTATCTGGTGATATACCATGAGTTTCATAAAAAAAAGTAATTAGTGATGGTAATTCTCTATCTGAGGTATAACATAAAAAATCGGCATCAGTCATTTTTAAAAGTGATAACAGACTGTATCTATAATGTCCTCCTCTACCAATTCGTCCACCATATTCGGTACCATATAAATCACTATATATTGATGTAATAAATTTAACTGACATATGTAAATTCGTTGTGTTGTTTATTGTCTTTTAATTCTTGAACTAAAGTCCCATGTAAATATCCTGAAGGTATTTTACATGGACTATATAAATTCCAATTATATGTTTGTGTGTAAAAATTATTGTATTGTCCTTGTGATACATCAGACCAACTACTCATTTGAGGTGCAATTGGTAGTATTGGAGAATAACTTTGTTTGATAGGTAAAATAAATTGATAAATATAATCGTCAATTGCGTAGTACCCTAATTTTTCAGGTTTTTCTAATTCTAAAACATCGTCATAAATTGAACTATGATAGATTATCATATTTGTTGCAAAGACACCTCTTTCATGTTCTAGTTTTGGTGGTAAATTTGTAATGTCTAAAAAGAGAGGATTTTCCTCACTACGATTAACTTTTCTGTTTAATGTTGGTGCAAGATTAATTATACCAAATTCAAAATCACCAGATTCTGTATCAATTTTATTAATTAAATCTTTTGAATAAGGTAAAAAAGTACAATCGTCTTCAATCACCATTACTGAATCATACCCACGTTCTTTTGCTATTTTAATAATCTCTGTATGAGACAAAGTACAACCACCATGATTATTTAAATCAACCGCCTTAAATAACTCATAATCCCAACCCATATAATCCATTTCTTTTTGGATATGTTCCAATCGGTCAGGTCGTCTTTCTAAATTAACGACAAACTTAGGTATATTTGTAATATTCATTAACTAATGTGATTGTGGGTTAATCTACCTGTAATTCTATCACACCATCCTTTAGATTCTGAGTGAGGCCAAACAACCCAATGAGACGGCATTTCATCCGTTTGGAACTCTCTCCATACTTTACAATATTTGTCAGGGTCTCTCATAAAACCAGCAATTTCATTTTTGTCTGCGTCTTTTCTAAATAAAGTATCCTCTTTATCATTATGGAATGCAACAACCCAAAAATCATAATCAGTTTCAGGAACTTGAGAATATCCAATATCAATACAATGTTTGAACATCATACAGAAACTATCTTTCCACTCTTGTTCTGTTTCAAAATTATATGGATTTGGTGGATAATTTTTATCTAAAGTATGTTTGTCAATTGCTCTTTTTGAAAAAAGAATACCGGCATATTTTTCATAATCGGTTAAAGTCCTAACAGGACCAAAACCATAAGGACCGTCATGACCTTCTTGAGTTTCACCATCCATACCAAATAATTTTCTATTTGTTAAGTGAGAGTGACTATTCTTTTGTCCCCAAGTTGTGTCATCATCCCATTGTTTTGTTCTACCTTTACGAGTATACTCGTGGAAAACAACAGGAATATGTGGGTGGAATAAATCATAACCCCAAGTGTACGCTCTTGCAGCAATTGAAATTTCTTCTCCGTGAAAATAATATTCAGGGTTGTGTTGAACTTCAGTTGAGAATTGTCCTAATGTAAAACAGAAGTGAGCTGAGTAAAATCTTGAGGTCACAGGTTTCTTCATTTCTTTCCAACCTGGAATTGTTTCAGGTAAGAAGAACACAGCACCTTCAGGAATAAAACGGTCAAACGCCATTCTCCAAGCATCGGTTGCTCTTCCTGCGGGTTCATTTTCGGGGTCAAAAGAAGGAACGTAGCCCGTAAGTAGAGGCTTCTTATACCCGTCCTTCTGTAACCCCTTTATCATTTTGATAAGGATATCATCCCAATCCTTAACAAATCTCATGTGAGAATCAATTTGTAGTGTGTATGTTTCACCTTTGTAAAGTTGTTGAACTTGGTGTCTTGCCCAACATACACCTTTGGCATCTCGGTAAGGAATATTTAAGATTCTAAATCTTTTGTCATCTTTATATTCATCTAAATTATCAAAACCATCTTCATCGCTATATTGTCTTGCAATACCGATAACAAGGTTATTTGGTTTTTTGGCATTTGCCAACATGTCTTTAATTGTTGGAACCAACTGAGGGTCTCTGTAAGATGCGATTTGAACGAAAATTTTCATGTATAATATATTTTATATATAAAAATAAAAAACCCTCCACGAAGGTGAAGGGTTTTCTAAAATATATTTGTATTGTTTTTTTTTAAATACATCCGTTAGGGTCAGTGTTACTAATTAATCCTGCTCCGCCAGTAACTTGATACCAACCAATACCATCAGAATAGTATCCATTTGACGCTGGTGTTGAAAGAGCTGTGTTAGTCCAAATAGTATCACCGATACTAAGTGGGTTTTGAGAAGGAGAAAGATAATAATTTGAAAGTATTGCAGAACAAGCCGTTACATTTGAAGATGCATCATAACCTAAACTATAAGTATAATATCCAATTGTTGGTGTTGGTGTCGGAGTTGATGTTGATGTGTTAGTTGGAGTTTGAGTTACAGTTGGTGTATTAGTTGGAGTTTGAGTTACAGTTGGAGTTGGGGTTAATGTTGGAAGAACCGAACAAAGTGTATAACCACCCGTTTCAAATCCATTAGTAGTTAATAAAACAACAACTCCTGAATTTGCATAGTATCCTGTCATATCAATATTTACAGGTCCTGTTAATGAATTATAGAATTGAGTGTTATCATTAAAGATTGATTCATCACCGTAGATAGTACCCGATACTCCCGTATCACAAGCTACGTTAGATGTTAGACCTGAAGTAATTACAAATGTAAATCTAGCATGTGTTGGTGTATTAGTTACTGTTGGTGTATTAGTTACTGTTGGTGTATTAGTTACTGTTGGTGTTGGAGTTGGTGTTACATCCGCGGTTTCTGTTGGTGTTACACTTGGAGTTGGTGTTACCGCAGCAGTACCTGTTTGTGTTTGAGTTGGAGTTGGTGTTACCGCAGCAGTACCTGTTTGTGTTTGAGTTGGCGTTTGTGTAGGTGTTGACGTTGGAGTTCCTGTTGGTGTATGTGTGGGAAGAACCGTTGGGTAGGCACCATTATTAACTAAAACAACACTACTACTAAATGATGGTGCAATTGAATATGTACCATTAATTAACCAAATGTTTTTAGTTTGATTTTGTTCTAATTCAACTTGATACTCCCACATAGAGTCATCACATCTTCTATAGTTGAAATTTACTATGGTTGAACCAGTATTTGTTAGGGTATATTTACTACATGCCATCTTATTTTCTATTTTATTATAAATACTACGTTATTTTATATTGTTATAAATATTTTTTTTTTAATTTATGGACATCCATTAGGGTCATTACCTGTAATTTGACCTGAACCTCCACTCACTAAATACCATCCAGTGCCGTCAGAATAATAACCATTAGGGGCCGGAGTGGTAAGAGACGTATCTGTATAGATATAATCACCCAAGTCAAGAGGATTTAATGATGGCGAAAGATAATAGTTTGAAGGTGTTGCCGAACAAGCGGATACAATTGAAGATACATTATAACCAAAAGAATAAACATAATATCCAACAGTTGGAGTAGTAGTTGGTGTTGGAGTATTAGTAGTAGTTGGCGTTGGTGTTTCTGTGTTAGTAGGTGTCTGTGTTGGTGTTTCAGTTGTAGTTAATGTCGGTGTTTGAGATTGTGTTTGAGTTTGTGTTGGAGTTTTTGTGTTGGTAGGAGTATTGGTTGGAGTTTCACTTGGTGTATTTGTTTGAGTTTGTGTTGGAGTTTCTGTGTTAGTTGGTGTTGGAGTTTGAGTTGAAGTTTCGGTATTAGTAGGTGTGTTAGTTGGTGTCTCTGTTGGAGTCTCCGTGTTAGTTGGAGTGTTAGTTGGCGTTTGAGTTTGAGTCTCAGTATTTGTTGGAGTTACAGTTGGTGTTGGTGTATTACTTGATGTAATTGAAGGAGTTGGTGTTTGAGTTGCAGTATTTGTTGGAGTTGCTGTCGGTGTTGGTAATGGACATCCACCTAAATAAGTCGCGCTACCGTCACCATCGACAATAATAACAGTTTGAGCACAATAAACTAAAGTATCTAAAACTTCAAGGAAGAAATCATATACAAAACCATCACAATCAATACCGGCAAATGTTGTCTGATTTATTGTACCACCAAACAATAAATAAGTCTTACAAAGTGAGTTACTTGGTGTTACAGTGTTAGTTGGTGTATTAGTTGGAGTTGTGGTATTTGTTGTAGTTACCGTAGGCGTAACCGTTGAAGTTGCAGTATTACTTGGAGTTTGACTTGGTGTTGTAGTATTAGTTGGAGTATTTGTTGGAGTCTCAGTTGGAGTAGGAGTATTACTTGAAGTTGCGGTTGGAGTCAATCCTACCGTAACTGAAGGAGTTGGTGTTGCGGTATTTGTAGGTGTTACAGTTGGAGTTGCAGTATTTGTAGGTGTTTGAGTCGCAGTTTCTGTTGCTGATGGACTTAAACCTGGTGTGTTTGTTGGAGTTTCAGTATTTGTTGGAGTTGGACTTGGTGTTGGACCTGGAATATTCAATGAGTATGTATAACCATATGTTGGGACATAACAATCATAATTACCATAATAATAACTTGAAAGATAATTGAATGGGAATACTTGCGTACCCAAATCAATCGTACCTCCTGTATCTGGAAAATACACAACATTTGTGGTTTGACCACTCAAATTATTACTTAAAATTCTTACTCCTAATGACATATCAATAAATACTTATTTTTTTGTTTTATACTAATTAAAAAAATTTTAACCACATATTCCTTTATTAATAATCAACGTTCCTCCAATTTGTATAAATGTTGAGCCATCTGAAATTGTGAAATTCGCACCTATTGGTGGGATTGTTAATAAAATATCACCATAAACATTGTCTCCAATTTGTAAATCACCAAATATTTTTTCGGTATAAATTGTAACGTTAGCTGCATTTCCAAAATATGTTGAGCCACAAACATTTTGATAATAACCACCAGTTCTTAAATTGTATTTATAAACAATTACAGGTGTTACTGTTGGTGTTGGAGTTTGAGTTGGGGTTACAGATGTTTGAGTTGGTGTAGGAGTTACAGATGTTTGAGTTGGTGTAGGAGTTACAGTTGGTGTGGGTGTTGTTGACGGACATAATCCCATATCCACAACATCAAGTGGTGCAGCATAATCTTCAACAGATATATCTTTAGCGCAAAAATAACTAGTTTGTAATGGTTCAACAGGAGTAACACCAATTATGTCAGTACACCCTGTCCATCGGTAAAATCCAGTTTCAACATTATTATAATTTGTTATTCTGTAGTAAAAACAATCCATTTTAACTTATTTTAATATATCCGTAATATATTATTTTAGACGAGCCACTATTATTGGTTATACCAAATGTAAAGGTATTTGTATTTGAACCCGCAGGTGCTGATGTACTAATAGTTCCCGCAGTTCCGACTATCTGACTTGGTATTGATGTTAACTCCAAAGCATTTCCCGCGAGATAATACCACCCATACTGTACACCTATTACAGGTACATTATTGTTTGATAGTGTTACTGTTGCATTCCAATTAACAATACCGTTTGGAATATTTCCATTCACCCACATAACATATGATTCACCCTGAGGAACTGTAAAACTAACAGTATTTGTACCTGCAGATAACGTCCAACTTCCTGTGACTGGTGATATTGCATTTTGCGAATACCCGCTAAATAATGTTTCTTTGGTTACTTTAAATGATTCTGTGTTCCCACTATTGTTCATAACAAGAAAAGCACCATTTGTGTTTCCTGTGTATGTCGGTAAATTTGCTATTTGTACGTTTGCCATTTCTATAAATATTAGTTTTAATGTTGATATTCTATTCCACTACCATCTTGAGCCGTTAATATGTCACCATTTTGAATTAAAATAAAGAATGGTTCAGTTGAAGTTGGAGTCGGCGTTGGAGTTTTAGTATTAGTTGGTGTCACAGTTGGTGTACTTGTTGTTGTCGGTGTTGGGGTTGAGGTAATGGTTGGTGTATTAGTATTTGTTGGAGTTGGAGTAATGATTTGGGTTTCAGTTGGTGTTAGTGTATTAGTTGGTGTATTAGTAGGAGTTTCAGTTGGAGTGTTTGTTGGTGTCTCAGTATTGGTTGGTGTTGGCGTTTCAGTATTTGTTGGAGTTTGAGTTACCGTTGGTGTATTAGTATTAGTAGGTGTGTTTGTTGAAGTTACAGTTGGTGTTACAGTTGGTGTATTAGTATTAGTAGGTGTATTAGTTGGGGTTACAGTTGGTGTTATAGTGGGTGTTTCGGTATTAGTGGGTGTATTAGTTGGGGTTACAGTGTTGGTAGGTGTTATTGAAGGAGTTGGTGTTGGTGTAACATCAAACTCTGATATTGTATTAACAACAAACGTACTTGATGTTGAGCCTGTAACTGATACATTTACCGAGGTGAAAACACTATTATCGTCTAATAAGTTATAATCATCTACGATAGTATAATAACTACTTCCAAATGTTTGTCCCGATTGTATTGTAACCGAGCCACTGATAACAATTGGTAAACCACTGGTCACACCTAAAGTGTTAACAAATGTGATATCAATATCAACACCTAATGTTGTGTTTGCATTTGCAATATAGTTGGCGTTGATTGAGCCTGGTGAATATGTACCTACAAGAGATATTGTAATAGTACCAATTGTTGGCGTTGGTGTTTGTGTATTAGTTGGCGTTGTCGTATTAGTTGGAGTATTTGTCGGTGTAGGTGTTGGTTGAATTAGTTCGTAATACAAATCATTCGCAGGTATACTCAAATAATATAAATCATTATTAGGAATTAAAATATATGTTAAATCATTTCCTGGTATTGTTATTCTACAATTTAAACAATCAGGGTCTAATAAATTATATTTGAATTTTAATATTCTAAAGTTGTGTTTAATTTGTGAAGCATTTAATGGTTCAGTATACATTCTAAATGCACTGATTTCTCCAATCATACTACCACCAAAATATTCTTCCAATTTAATTTGGGTTGTTAATCCTGAATAAATTGTATGTTCCAAATCATAATTAGTTAAACACTCAGGGTCTTGTTGATAAACAATTTCACCAATTGTTTCAGGACAACCACCAGAGAATGTTAAGTTATCGTGAAGTCCTTGAGTACCACCACCAATTGAAATGTTATATCCAACACCAATTTGTTTTTCTTTTGGAGTATTCAACAATCTTGGAATAATTTCTTCAAAGTTTTCAGTGACCATAAATAATTTTCCATTCACATAAAACTTAAGTGTTCCCAATCTATACTTTTGTTCTTCAGTCCACATGTCAGTGAATGTCACAACTTCAGTTGATGCTGGGTCATATTTTGCTTCATGGGTTATTGGAGGTTCAATTAAGGTTACACTTCTACCTTCAATTGTTGCATAATATACATCTTTAACAAGCAGACCAAGTCCACCTTTATCATATAGGTCACATTTATCCAACCATTCATATCTTTGGAATACGGCATCAATCTGAACCCAATGTTCTACATTTTGATAAGTGGTTCCCGAACAATCATCAAAAATACCTCTTGTCGAACACCATTCAGTTAATGAAGTCCCCGTTACATAAGTGAGTCCCGTTAAACAAGTTCCACTATGTTCACATCCACCTGTTATTCTATATGTCTTAACACACAATCTTGGACTACCCGTGTCGCCACTTAATCTTAAAGACAATGCATTTGAAACCTCATCATATAGTGGGTCTTTTTCAGGGTATTGAGCGGTTGTCGTACAATCACAAGCACATCCACAAGTACAATTTGTAATGGTACCACCTGATGGTTGATACACTTGAAGACATTGTGATGATGTATTGGCACTACTTGCACAACCACAAGTGTGCATACAAGTTAAACCTGATGTAACTCTTGTATATCCCGTATCTTGTTTTGGACTACCGTCAGCATAATGGTAAAATTTATTCTCGGCTCTTGCCCCCATGTAAAAGAATGTTCCTTTATTGTCGGGATATCTGTTGTTAAGACCTCCTGATGTATCACCAGTCCATCTATACTTTAACATGAACTCAGCTGTCCAACCTAATGGGACTCTTTGTGGAAAAACTTGGTAATCATATCCTGGTATTTTGTAAAACCCTTGGAAGAATCCACCTTGTAAGTTTGCAACATACCCAATATCTCCACCAACGTTTTGATAATTTAAATCATAAGTGTATGAGTTATCATTCCATAATCTATTTTCGGTCGTGGTAAAACCTGTGATAGGATGAAGTTTCATTCTCCTGTCATATTTGTATCTACTAAACTTGTCTGAAATGTTTGTATATAATCCTGTTGTAATTTCGATTGTTTCACCTGACATGTTTTGAACAAGTCCGTTGTCGATTCCCGTTAGACCAATATCACATAATTCTGTAACGATTGGACAAAAGTTGGGGTCAATGTCGTCAGGGTTCCAATAATTCTCTGAAACAATAGTATCTGCACTAAAAACACAAGGGGATACTTGACATAAAGTTGTTCCTGAACTATTGAAGTCAAACTTAAATGGCATTCTGTTTCCATCAAATTCACCTATTAATAAAGGTGAAAAAACGACTTCTTGGTCATAATCTCTCTCGTCCGACGCTAAGCAAATGTCGGTAATTTCATTGACTGGTTTTATCCCCCATTTACGAAAATTATACTGATTAATGTTTTGATATGCCATATACTAATGATAAATACCTTATGAGCTAGTATTTATAGATAAAAAAGAAGAGATGATTACTACAGACAAAGAATTTTATTCGTCACCATACTATTTTTTATTGAGAAATAAAGGAGATAAATACTCCCTATACTTCTCTGTAGAGGGAAATTTAAATGAGGCTCGTGAAAAAGATGAGGTAATTCACTTTGAAAAAAGTAAGGGTGAAAAAGTTAAAAACCACCTTAAAAAAGTTGCCAAAGAGAAAAAAGTTAAATCTACAAAAACTCTTAAAAAAGATTTGGAAGAATTGGTAAACTTGGACGGAGCTTTGTCCAACTCAAAAATTCCAATTCTTGACCCAAAACTTCACCCAATGAAAACTATGGACCAAACGGTTGCGGCGGCTCGTATTACAAACGACCCTATTTCTCGTGGTTATAGAACATATTATGGTGAATCAGTTGAAGAAATAGATGAGATTGATATGTCAGGTGCTTTTGGTTATGAAGAAACTGAAAATATGGATGGTGAAGAAACTTTCAAATATTTAGTTAAGAAAATGGGTATGGAACCTGATGAGGCTAAAGAAAGAACAAAACAAAAAGGTCAAGACCCAACAGGTAATAAAGATAAAAAATCACCTTACTATAAAGATAAAAATTTTATAACAAGGGCAACTTTATCTGAAATCCAAAAACAAAAAATGATTAAAGTTGTGGAAGATATTTTGATGGGTAAAAAAAGTTCTGACAATTCCGAGGTTGGAAAAAAAGAATCTAACACATCAAATATTTTAAAGAAAAATATTTCATCATTAAAAAAACAAGCAGAAAAAGAAGGAATTTCTATTTCTGAACTATTAAAGATGATTAAAAGTGAATAAAAGTTTATACGATAAAGAAATTGAGTTTCCATCTGACAAAAGGGAACATATGAGAAAATCTTTTCATATGGTTAAAGGTGCGGATGAAAATACTGAAGGTTTTAATAGAAACAAAGAACTTCAGGGTCAAAAATTTATCACATATAAACAATTAAAAAGAATTAAAAACTTTTTTGATAATTTTAAAGGCAACCACAAAGAACCTTCATTTATTTTAAATGGTGGTGTCGAGATTAAAAATTGGGTTGATAGTGAATTAAGAAAAATGAGGGATTATATTAAAAACACTAAAACCAATAAAATGGACGCAGGTATGATGAACCAGTTTATTGACCCTCACGAGAAAAAAGATTTTACAAATGTAAGAACATCTCAAGAACACTCAAAAACGGTGGACAAGTATAATCCATCAGTTAATGAAAGTGTTAAGAGAATAAACGAACTAATATCAAAAATATAAAATTATGTCAACTCAAATCACGGTAGATTTAAACCAAACAGAACCAAACGCTCTTAGCGCAATTGCAGACCAAGAGAGAGCAAAATTAATCCCTAAAAATGACTACAATAAAGTAGGAAACGAATATTCCGTAGTTAATAAAGATGCCCTCGCCGATGGTGATGATTTAGGTAGAGGTACAGGAGTTTTTTTAGATGTTTATAACGTAAACGCTGGAACAATAAATGACGTTGTTGAAAGAAAGAGCGAAATAAAAATTAATCAATATAACCAATCGAAAACATATCCTAATTTCTAATGAAACTTCAAGGAGCATTAAAAGGTTTAATTTGTGAAATTGCTTCTTTGGATAGTATAGTTGATGCTATCAAAGGACGAAAAGTTGTTATAATCTATTATGATGGTGATGAGCCAGGTGGTAGAGGTATACGTCAAATTGAACCTGTGTGCTTAGGAGTTAGTAAAGCAGGAAATAAAGTTTTAAGAGCTTGGGATACTGAAGGTGCGTCGCATACTGGTTATAAGGGCGAACAACCATTACCAGGTTGGAGATTATTCAGATTGGATAAAATACTATCAAACAAACCAACAGGTGAGGTTTACAATGAACCTAAACCTGGTTATAATTTTAATGGAGACAAAAGTATGGTTAGTGTTATTATTAATGCAAAATTTGATAATAACCCCCCAACTCCACAACCTCCAACAGAACCAAATACACCTGAAGAAGAAATATAATATAATATGAGCAATTTAATGGAAAAATTAGCTTTATCAAAAGCAATTATGGATAAAGCAGACGGAATTAAAAATAGTAATTCTATGAATGGAGGATTACCTCCAACATCATTACAACAAATGAATTCTCCAGAATCATTTAATATACCAACGGCAAAATATAACATTCCTGCAGAATTTTTACAGGAATCAGAACAAACACAACAACCTTACTTATCTAACATACCAAGAGAAAATACTAAACCTGTTGGAGTTCCAACGGTAGATGCAATTAAAAACTCTAAATTACCTGATGAGATTAAGAGATTGATGATGGAACACCCAATTGGACAACCTCAACAACAGCCAACTACAATATCTAACGAACTTATTGAAAAAGCATCGAGATTAATGAAACAAACTGGTGGTGGTTACATACCTGAATCCGCAAAACCAAAACAAACCACACAACAACAACCTCAATCAAACCCTAATGGAGGTATTGATTACAAATTAATTCAAAAAATGATTAATGAAGCGGTTAACAATGCTTTAAAAGAGAATGGTTTAGTAGTTGAAAGTTCCGAAAAATCTAACGAGGTGTTTAACTTTAAAGTAGGTAAACACGTATTCGAAGGTAAGGTCACAAAAATTAAAAAATTGTCATAACACCTTTCTTTATTCGATAGTAATTACTATATTTTAAGAAATATAATAATTAAAATGTCGAAAATTAAAGTCTTAGTCGTACCATCCGATAGAACAGGAGTTGGTAAATTTAGGTCGGTTGACCCTCACGTATTCTTACAAAATTTATATGGTGATGATTTCCATGTGGATATTGATTATGAACCATCATATGATGATATGAACTTTTGGAAACAGTATCAAATAGTTACTTTTCACAGAAGTATTGGTCCTGATTTTGAAAGAGCACATGAATTAATTCAAAAATTAAATTCATTAGGTATAATCACAATTGCGGACATTGACGATTATTGGATGCCAGGCAAAGAACACCCTATTCACGATATCATTAAATTTAATAAGATTAATGAAAAGATTGTTGCAAATCTTAAAGTTGCCTCATATGTTACAACAACAACAGAAATCTTTGCAAATGAAATTAGAAAGTTTAATAAAAATGTTGTTGTTTTTCCAAACGCAATTAATCCAAATGAACCCCAATTTAAAGAACCAACATTAGAATCAGACCGATTAAGAGTCGGATGGTTAGGTGGTTCATCACACTTACATGATATTCAGTTATTAGACCAACCTTTTGGTAAAATAACAAATCTTAAAGATAAAT